GCTTCTTAATCGCAGTCTTAACGTCAAGCGTCGGCTTCTCGCCCGTACGAATCGCCATAATTTCCGCTTCTTCTTTCTCATTCTTCGGTAAGCCGTCTTTCCAGCGAATCTTCGGATAAACTGCGTTGTACGGTTCGAAACCCTCCACGCCTTCATTCGCATAGTTTTCGAGTTCCATCGCTGTCCATATAGCGTCTCTAAGCGCCTTGTCGGCATGTACGCGGATTCTTTTAACCTTCGATAGTATAGGCATGAATCGCGATTTAATCGCTGTACCGTCCGTGTGTGACGTTCCTGTTCCGCCTTTGTCGCCCGCGGTAATCGTCGTTCCGAATAACCATTGCGGAGTTTCCGAAATCTGAAATACTAGGCCGATCAATAAGTCGAGCTCCTTGAACGCGTAATCTAGCTGACCGTTCCACGTAATCGCGCCTGGCGTCGGATCGTCTTTCCTCATCGGAATATATTTACCGCCTGTGCTAACGGTATTATCGCCAGCTCCTTCGAGGTCAGGTCCATATAACGTAGGATCGCTATGTTTCCACAGTATATAGTCGATCTGAACGAGGCGGTCTTGAATAGCGGCAAGCGTCGATTCTAACTTCTCAATTCCGCTAATCCCTTCCCACGACTCGTCCGTTGTCTTGTACGGATAATGGTGAACGAGTGAGCGCGCCACCCCCGTATACTCTAAGTCCTCGTCACGTCCTGTGCTTACGCGGTCACCAATCGTATATGTCGTAATGGGAACGCCGTATTTCGTAATTACGTTACCCTCGTTGTATTCGAGCTTAAAGCGCTTGTGTTCGATAAATCCCGGCACATGTCGCTCGACGTTTAAGAACGGAATCTCTTCTTTTCCTGCGTCAACCCATTCGACGTATGCGATATTAACCGCCTTGAATCGCTTATTTGTTCCGCGCGATAACTCCGGAAACACGTACGAAGGATTCTGCGCCTCGATAATGACTTCCTTCGCAATAGTGTCGGGCAGAATCGGATTCCCTTTGTCATCTGTCGGAGTCTCGCTGAAGTCGTGGCGATAATCGAAATACGTCTTAAAGAACGAATCACCGCGGAACCCTGCGCCGATCGTCGTTTCATGGAGCGATTGATTTAAGTCGTTCTCTTCGACGATGCGATTCATTGCGCGTTGTTCGGGAGAGTCGTCCGGCAGTCCCGTTTCATATTGCGGCGGCTCTCCGACTAACATATCGGCGGGCTTCGTAATGAGGACGTCCATTAAGTTAACCGCGATATAGAGCTTCTCTAGTTGCGGGGCGTGTGGCGTATCTTTTAAGATTTCGCTTGCCCGCTCGAATATTTCGTACGTTTTACCTTCGAATATCTTGCGCCCTCGTTCGTACTTTGCGAGACGCTCAATCGAATCTTCCGGAGGAAATTGCGCGCCAGTTTCAAATAACGCCATCTACTATTCCTCCTCGTTTAGAAGCTTATCGAGTTCTTCCGTTTCTTTCGCGATATCTTCGTTTGTATTGGTGTTGCCGGTTGTGTCTTCCGTGACGACGCGGTCCGTAAGTAGTCCGTGACGGCGTAAGTACAAGTCCACACCCTTGACTGAAGGCTGAGAGCCGCCAATTAACTTCATTAACTGTTTATACACAAACGTTCTCTGTTCCGATAAGAAATCGTCTGAGATTAGATTCTTATAATCGCGGAAGTCGTCGTTTTGCGTTCTCCACCTAAATAAAGTATTACGCGACACTCCAACCTCTTCCGCTATCTCTTCTTGCGACTTCTCTACCGCGTTATCTGTTAACTCGTTCTCCACGAGCAATAAGACGGCTTTACGCTGTTGCGCCGTCAACTTTGCCTCTAGCTGTCTCTTTGACTTCGCCATTTATAATCTCTCCCATCCACTGGTCATATTGTTGTTTTGTATTTCCTCCATAACCGTACTTACTATGAAAGTCTTTATGGCAAGACTCGCAAAGAGTTACGCCGTTATCTAAATTAAGTCGATTCTCTTTGTCAATATTCCATCCGTTTAAATGATGCGAAACTAAGTTACCGCCTCGCTTATCTCCGCAACATTGACACGTATACTTATCGCGTGCTTTAATAGCTTGTTGCCATCGGTCGTATCCCGTAAATGCACGCATTGTTTCTCGTTCCTCTTGCGTAAGATTCGGATTATAATTCCAGTGACCTTCGCCGCGAATACTTTCGTAGTGGCAAGGCGGACACCTTCGCCCTTTATGAACAAAGTTTATAGGCTTCGCTTCGTATTCGTGTCCTTTTTCGCATCTTATCGTACATTTACGGAATGCTCCGGTAACTTCGCTTAATAACGTGTAGCTCGGTTCTTTTTCCGCCATATAAGAACGGAATTCGTCTGTCGTAAGTGGCGCGTTTCCTTCACACTTCGCGCAACCATAGCCTCGTAATATGCTCTGAACCTTTTTCATATGCTCGTACCCACACTTATTACAAACTACCTTTGCTTTAACGCTCATGCGCCTAATCACCTCTAGCGCGGTAAATCCCTTCTCGAAAATTTCAGTGTGGTATTGTTCCGGTGTTCTCCTAATAGCCATTTTCATCATCCCCCCGTAATGATTTCTCCGAAGTTAAAACATGGCGGAAAGCGTAATCGGAGTATCACGCGTTCGGACGGCTCATGACTTCCGTTCCTATTCCGCCTATGTAAAAAAGACCCGCCAATATGGCGAGCCTCTCGGGGTTATTCGTTTATAGCCATGCTGGCTTCGTTATGATTCGTGCTTTTGGTTTCGCTACGTTCTCGACCGCAAGTTCTAACGCATCAATCGAATCGACGTAGTCGCCGTGTGGGTATTGCGCCATTTGGTCGAGTAGCATTTTATGATTATCGTTAAATATTAACGACTTGTTATGACACATCGGCTCGAGCGATTCCATTCGCTGCTCCTTCGAAGACTTATGCGACTTAATCGGATTCAAGCGCGTTCTGTAGTGTCCTTTCTTGCGCAACGCTTCCTCTAATTGGCGATAGAATTCGTGATACGCGTTAATCGTCTCAACGCTGAATATGTTGTGTCCTATCGTCATAATCTTGTCGACTACTATGTCGAGAAAGACGTGCGGTTGTTCCTTCGATGAGTATTCGTCCAATACAAATATCCGCCCGGACTTTGCGTGCTTCCCGACGGTTACGATTGAGTTAAAACATGAACGCGCATTACGTCCCATTGCGAGGTCCCATGCGCCTGATATTGCTAGATCGTGTAGCGGAATCTCCTCGCCCTCATAGTATATAGAGCGTAATTCTTGCGTAGTCTTGTACGTATAGTAAGCGAACTTCTCCGGAAAGAAGAACTGCTCGTCTTCACTAAACGCGAGGTTACGGAATTCCGAGTTAAAGGAGCGCGTTCCCATATTAACCTTTGCGTGCATAAGGTCGCGATAAGTCCAACGCCACGGCCACGCTGTTTCGACACCAGCTTCGAGTCTTTCGCGATTAGCTTCGTAAAACTCGTCTGCTTCTGATAAGTCGTCTGCTCGCGCATAGACTTCGCAATATTCCTCCCATAGTTCGGGATAGACCGGATCAGCTACGATAGCTCCGTGAAATGACGGCTTGAAGTCCTTCCGCTTGAGTACGTGATTAAGTAGCCCCGTCGCACTTACCATTGTTCCGACTAATATAATCGCAGTCGATTTCGAACCAATCGGAATAACTACGGAGTTGAACCAACTAATTAGCTTCTCGCGCGCTTCTTTCGTTCCTTCGTTGTTCATCGAACTCGGGTCGTCGACAATGACCAAGTCCGGGCGTAGTGAACCGTGGCGCTTCCCTCGTAATTGTTTACCGGAAGATGACGCCTCTACTAGCGCGTTAGTCGTTGTAATAAACGCCTCTTCGTTGTCTTTTTCATTTCGCGAGTTAGATTCGTGCATAAGCTCGCCAAAGTCTTCGCGAAGTTTAGCGTTAAATTTAAGCTGCTTATTTACCCAGCCGATTAACTTCTTCGACAGGGAGTCCGTTTCCGATATCGTTAATATATAGCGCCTTTTGCGGAAGACCACTTGATGTAGCGGAAGACCATTACTGAACATACCGGACTTAGAGTGTCCACGGGCGGCTGCAATCGCTAAGTTAGCGCTTCTGTCCGCGTGATCGACATAGTCGCAAAGGTCGAAGAACTCGCGGTGAATGGGCGCCATGTCGTCAATGCCGTCATGAGGCGAGCCGTCATCCGCATTCATTACGATGTTATCTTCGTTCTCCGGATTCGATCCGTCCGAAAGATACTCGTAAACGAAATAGGCTACGTCATACTCTGCGCGATGTACTCGTTTTAGCTTCGTTAGCTCCGCCTTGTCTTTGCGCAACATATCGACGTGATAGTCGGATGCTTTGCCGGACTTATAAAGAGCGAGTAACTTACGGAGGCGTTCCGTTAGTATAGTGATTCGTTCCTGGCGTTCTTCGCGTGTGAGCCAAGTACCGTCTAAATTCGCCATGCTCAGTTCCTCCTTTCCGCATTATTTATCGTCAATGCCAAAGATGTATACGTTCGCCTTCTTTCCGTCGAATTCCCACTTCTCCGTCTGACGTAAGTTACATCGAGGACATTCCATGTGCCAAACGTTGTTGACTATGCGTGTATATTCGCATTCGTGTCCGATTAAGAAGCATGCTAATTTCGCAATCATTTTTGTAACTTGAGGCATAGCGCAAAGTTTAGTAACTGTACCACCACTAAAACGATAAGTATGGAGCAGTTAGTGCCTACCGCTGCATATACGCCCATAGCTAATGTCGTAACGATTAGAAATGCGTTTAATACGTGTAGCATTATCGATCACCTCCGAGCAGTTCTTCCGCCTCTTTGCGCAAACTCTCGATATAACTTTCGTGAAACTCTAAGTGATCCCGTATTCTAGATGATTTTTCGTGGATTAGCGATTCTTCCGCACTAGCTAATTCGTCGATGATATCATTAATAAATTCACGTAACTTTTCGACATCCATACGTTAGCACCTCCGTTTATAATTACCGGTGTTATTCCGGCTAGTTGCGTGTTATAATAAGACCTGAGTTCGAAAAATTATGCGCGAATATTTTATAGACTGCGTATAGTTCCGAATAATGTCGCCTGGGTCGTACCGTCCGTAATTTAAAAATTGTGCGCTAATTCAGAACAGCAGGTGTAGGGAGGATGTCCCATACCGTTGGGGGCTGCGCTCGTCCGCTGCATACGCAATTCAACGTTATACAACGATTGGTTCCGATAAGCTATCTTATGTAAACTAGCTACTTACAAAGAATCGCGCAATATCAACGTTTCTACCCTTCGCAACAACTTCCGACTACTTATCGCTTTTATACATCGCTCAAACCCGCATTCTACCGTTCTACTGCGATCCTGAACGTTGTATAAAATACTGCATATAACCCCGTGAGTTTGCGTAGTGGTCTCGCCCTAGCGGTGTCGTGCTGGTGTATTCGCATATGGTCGCCCTATCAACGCATGTGAACATCATTCCCTATCGCCCTGTCCGAACCCCTACCGCATCGTACCGCAACGTAACCACCAATCCATAACGCACTCACCCGAATAATACCGCGTTCCTTCTATAGTATATGTGCGCAAGTATATCGGTAATGTGTGCGGTGATACATCGTCTCTATAGGACGCCACGTGTCCGCCTAAGCATAGCGTACATAAACGTCAGTGAGCGCATAGGTATCGCCCTATCTCTTCGCAGTATATCGGTATATTCTTGCGCTAGTTATTGCGAAGGAAAGAACGTCGAAGTGTACGTTTGACGAGCCGATAGGCGAAGTCGGGACATGGTTCTCGTCCCTTCTCTTTAACCCTAGCGTTCGTCATTCCGGCACTTCGTACCGCCTCCATTCCTCCGCCAACTATTAACGTACTATTCTATGCGCTATCTTTAGCCGTAGGCGTAAACTAAAGACTAAGATATAATTTCGCCTTTTTCGACCATAAAAACGCCCGAATCCCTTGCGAGAGTAAGCGTTCAGCGTTTTAAAAAGTGTCCGCGAATTTACCGATAGACCCCCTAAAACGTCCGCGAATTTACCGATAGCTTTTCCTTATCGATAGCACACGGACGATTAGCAAATCTTATAACGCTCATTTCCCGCTAAATCCTAACCGGAACATCTCGCGCAACGTCGCATCTGGACGCCCTTTCTTGCGGTAAAAGATAAACGGATTCAGCTTATAGTATCGCTCATTGCCGCGCCTAATCTCCGCGAATACATATTCGTCACCTAGCTTCATTTTGCGCAAATAAGAGTAAACGGTCTTTTCGGACACGCCCGTTAAGTCTGCGATTTCCTGTTTCGATAACTGGGCGATATCCTCGACGTCTCTTTCGTAAGGATTCGCACACACCGTATTGGTTTCGAGGTGTACGTACGGTAGTAGCTTATAAATAAAGCCGAGCTTATTAGCGTTCCGTCCCGTATATAGCTCGCGAACCTTCGCCGTGAACGACTTGATAACGTTAGGATCAGCCGTCTTCCCTTTGAAATGGTAGGCGCTATTGACGCTGTAAGAGTCGTCTACGTTGCGGTAGATAATGCCGTTGTCCGTCATATCGCGAAAGAACTCGTTAAAGGCGGATTTCTTCAACCCGACTACGTCCTGTATATCGCGCTTGGTCATCGGTTGTTTGCTGCGCGTTAACTTTCCGTCCTCATACGAAATAAAGCACTGCAAGTAGAGGAGATACCCGCAATGCTTATCTTTTATGGCGCCGATCACTTTCGGTATATTTTCCATATGCGTAAATGTAAAGTCATGGCTGCGTCCTTCTCGTTGCTTTTCGTAGCCTTGCGCTTGGTTTCGCTTAGTTGATTGGAAATCTTCGAAAGATCGCATTTCGCCAGTTTCGGTATTTATCATATTCCATTCGCTCATAAGTTCGTTCCCTCCGTTTGAATTGTGAGGGTGGGCGGATAAAATTACCCTTTCCCACCTATAGGTGACTAAAACAGTAAAAGTATTATTAAAAATCAAAATAGAGTTAATTCCTCTCTTGAAACATTGCTCTGCGCTCTATAATCCACTCATTTCCAAATCTATCACCATCGCGTAACTTTATAGCAACTTTCCTCCGCCCTAAAATATCACCTACTGGATAAACTACCGGCACATAAGAAACTCTTCGGTCATCCCAACGCATTTGTTCCCACGTAAGCGTAAGGTATTCGTCGTCATTAGGAGCATCTTCTTCTATCCAAACAAACCCTTCTACCTCCTGCCTAATAACCTCTACCGCTTTATGGTCGCCTATTGACGCAAGATATCGTGTAGCCGAGGAAAATACTTCGTCATTTACTTCATAAACAGACCTATCTCCACTAGCTATCTCGTTGAGGAACTTAAATAGCGGACGTTCTATATAGTTTTTAGGAAAAATAGTAGCGTCTATCCGTGCGTTGTTACTCTGCTTATATCCGTAGTCCATTTCTGATGAAACCCTCTCTACCGCGTCCACTAGAATCGAGTTAGGTACGCTTTTATTTGCTAGCCCTAACGCCGTCTTAATCTCCTCTAACGTAAACCCTACGAAATAATACAACGCCACTACTTGCCGCATACGAGGCGTCAGACAACCGCTGTCCAACGCCATTTTTAAATCCGTTAATATAATAGTCGCGTCAATATCTCCGTTCAAGTATTGGCTCTCTCCTAGACGATAAATATCGCGCAGTATCGCTTTAACGCCGTCCGTTTCATAAGGGTAACTATCCTCGTATTGACGTGACTTCTTATGCATATCCCGCTTAGATGCGCCCATTTATTCACCCCCTAACATTTCCGTTTTACATTCGCTACATATCGTGTCGTCGTGAATAAAGTGATCGGCAGGGAACGTATCAGAGCGCCAATCAATGCCGATTAACGTCTCTTCTCCGCATCTTCTACACTCCTTGATATACTTACGGATATTCTCTCGCGACTCTTCCTCTGGCTCATCCCATAAGTCCTCATAACCGTATTTACGCATTTAATAGACTCCCCTCGTATGTTTTAATTTCCATCTTCTTGCGATTGGTGAGACCTTTGTACCCGAATATTAACCACGATGCGAGCTCATCTAACTCGCGATAATCAGGGCGCTCACCCGTCTGCTCTACGTAATCATCCATCAATTTCTTGACTATCTTGTTTTTATCGTACTTACCTTCGTTTGGTTTACGTGTTATCTCGCATACATATCGACTAAATTCCGACTTATAATTGTCTGTAAATTTAAATTCCATCTATTCTCCGCCTCCTTATTTCAATTCGTCAAATATGCACGGCTTTGCTTCGATCACTTCTTGCAAATGTTCATGCGCATTCTCTGCCGTAATGTCAACGCCTGTTAACGCCTCTATTTCTTCGCGGACACCTTTCGGAACCATGTCGAGTAGTGCCGGACCGTAGCCGAGCTTATGCACCATTGCGTCGTACACTTTCGGATAATACGTGCGCATCCATTGCATATAGCCGTACTTGACCGGTATTGGACACATCTGACAGCCGGTGCGTGGCGTAAATAACTTAAAGCCGAGCTTCTCGAGTAATAACGCCTGTGGCTTCGTTACCGTTTGCGTCTGCCTATCACGCAAAGAAATGACG